TTTGTTTCCAAATCAGTGTTCTTACGTTGTTCATTTTCTTCCCTTTTCTTTGCCCATACTTTACGCAAGTCATAGCTCCTATAATTTGAGCTTTGGTTCACAGGCTTTTCACTTGTCTTGTGATACGGCCTTTTAGGAGTTTCTGACTTGCTATCGTTCATTTCTTTTTAGCTTTGTATTTGTTATTGTCTCTGTTCTTCAACTGAGTCTCCTTCAACTCAACGTTGTTTACACGGAATGGCAATTCCTTGTCTATCCGCGCCATACACACGTTGCCTTTACCTCTGCCCCTGTTGTTGAACTGCTCTGTGCTAACCCACCAGTCGTGCCACTCAGCGTATGTAAACTCGATTTTGTAGCCAAAGCGTGAGCAACCACCACGCCAGTTATTGAAGTCTGTGACTGTTGGTTCATTGTTTTTCATTTTCGTCACTCCTTACTTCACCACTACGTGGCCTGCCGCGTGGATATGACAATTTGTAGTTCAATGCGTGTTGCAGCATCAAGTGCATTTGCTCCAAATCGTCTGGATCAATGATTGGCTTGCCATTGATTTTGATTTCACTAAGTTGTGCTTCAACCCAATCAGCTTGGGACTTGATTACTGTCTTGTATAGGTCGTAGATTGATGGGCGTTCCCCATCCTTCTTTGCCTTATACCGTGCTGCATACTCTTTCTTCTTTTCGTATGTAATGCTGCCTTGCTCAATCCTTGCGCAGACAATGCAACGTCCAGACTTCTTGTAGCGGGTTGTTGGTGTGTGTCCTTTTTGGCACGGATTCTTTTCATCCAAGTATTTGTTATCTGGATTGTTTCTTACTCGTGTGTTATCTGTTGTCATTGCTTAGTTTCCTTTTTCTACCAAGTAAAACATTGATGATGCTTGTCTTACTCTTGATGTGATTAGTGAATCTATTTCTCGTTCCGTCATATTCAACGACTTTTCTCTTGCTGTAAACAATGTGAGAAGTGTTTGATCTGACAGAGTAGCTTTTGGGTATTGCTTAGTGAATTCCGCTTTGATTTTGTCTAATGTGATTTCGTTGCTCATCGCTCAATCTCCCAATGCCGCTGCTATGGACCTGAATATTTTTACGGATTCTTCCATCTGCGCTAAGTGGTGCTTCAAGTAAATCTTCGTAAGCTCTACGTTGTCCATATTTGCAACGTCCTCTATGCCTTGTTTGGATAGAAAGCCTTTTAGCTTTTGGTGTGTGAGTTTGATACCTGTCATTTGTGCTTTCTTGATTTGCAAGCCTTCTTTCATACATTCAATTCCGAATTCGTACATCTCTGCGTAGTACGCTGTAATCTTGTCTGCGCCAAGTGTTGCTTGTGCTGCATACAGAATCTCGCGTGGGTAGAGTTCCGTCTTAATGTCTACGAGTTCATCGTCGTTTGTTGTACCAGTTGCCCAGCTTGACTTTAGTTTGCGTGTTATATCTTTCATAATTACTTATCCCTTTAGTTATGTGCTTTATTTTTATTGCACAAAAGTATTTATGATATTTGGGGAAAATAGTGCTCAAATAGCTTGATTTCCTTGTCTTTTTCAGACAAGAAAAAACCCCCAAGTATTGCTACGAGGGGGTTAAGGGTCTTAGGGATTTTGAAAAGTAATTAAAAGAAACTGTAGGCTTATGACTTCCTACAAAGTATTTATGCCTTGCATCTGTTCTATGCCTAATTCTTCTCTCATTTGTGATATATGTATGTGATAGTCTTTTTGCTCATCAAAGAAATCAAGATATTTGTTGACGATGCCAAGTGACTTCATATGACAACTGACAGCCTCTCCAATTTGCAATACATCTTTTGCCATTCTTCAAAGTTTAAGTGTTGAACATATTCTGGATATTCGTATTCTTTTTCTAACTTGTAAATGTCATACACACTATAGACACCAAGTAAGTATCTCTGCTTTATTGTTCTTTGCACCTTTAGCAGTGCACCATTTACACCATAGTCTTTACCTGTAAGTTCAAACAGAACTTTGATTTGGTCAAATGTTAACTTAGACATTTGCATTCTCCTTTTGACGTGCTCTGTATAGCTTGCTTCTTTCAGTTGATGTAAGAGCAGGCTTCTTGCGTCCTTTGATTTCCTTGTAACCTACGTCGATGAATAGTTTTGTATCATTGTCTTTATCCCTACAAACGTTCCATAAAAAGTAATCCATAAAGTTCTTAAATGCGTTGTTGTCCAATACAAATACTGTCACTGTATCTGCACAATCTTGCATTCTTAAAGATGTACGCATTAGCACTTGATAGAACAGGTATGTTGAGAATGCAGAGTTGATTTCATCTTCATTCATTTCAATTTCTTGGTATAGGAATAATGCAAATTCTTTGCTTGGGTTTAGTGCACTTTCTAAACTTACTGCTTTGTAATTCGTTAGTCCGTTCATTCCGTGTACGTTATGAGTAAGTATCTTTTCATTGCTTAAAGACTTTTTATTGATTGAATTGCGCAGACGTAAGATGCCTTCAATTTTGTTTTCTTTGCAGTAGTTTTCAACGTAAGCGTGGTACTTGTCCATCACTTCATCAAATCGTTTGTCCTTTTGCTTATACATACTCCAATTCATCGCTTCTGCGACACGTACTTCAATAGGTAGTGTTCGCTTGTTGAACTGATGTGTGTATTCATACTTTACTTCGTGATAGTCAAACCAGTAAGCCATAAAGGTTTTGCTAAATGCTGCCGCTGCAATATGCAATGACTTCCAATCTAAGACTGTTTCTATCTTTAGCATTTGCGGGAACTCAGCACTCTCTACAGTTTTGTCTTTAAGGCGTTTGTATTGATTTGCTCGTGTATAAGTGCTCCAGCTTTTGTGCTGTAGGCTATGTACTTCGTTGATTTGGCTGGTGAAGTTATCACTCTGTTCATAGTTAGCTTCAACCAATAGAAACGGAACATCATCATCTAAGTTTGTATTTGCTGGTAAGTTGATTAGTGAACTCCAGTCAATACTGCTGTTTTTTGCTTTGTACTTGATTACACGAAATGGATTGATTACTTCGTCAATGATTAAGTGCCAGTGCTGTTTGATGTTTGCATCAATGCTCATTCGCAACCACGCTTCGTGTGTAATGCAAATGACTGATCCCATATCGCATTGAAGTAACTGCTTAATCAGTTCTTTTGATACTTCAGTTCTGGAGTCATCTGCTTGCTTATTTGAGTTGATCTTAATGAATTTAGTGCTTCTGGGAAGTGTTTTTTGTAAGTCAGCTTCATATTGATCTTGTAGACGAGTACTTGGTACAACTAAGAGCACCAATTGCTTGTTCTCTACTAGTTGTTTGATCTTTGGGTATATACCAGAAGTGGTTTTGCCTTCACCTGCTCCGCGAGCATCAATGGTGATATGTGTTTGATGAGTTGTCATATAAATCCTTTTTAGTTGGCTATTTGCGTCTAATTCCCCTCTGAGAATGGGTGTAAGTGATGTTCTCAGGCACCACTTACTTGAACTAAAACGGATAGCAATTGCAGAACGGCTTTCGCCGTCTACAAATTTATTTATGCAAACCCAAAACGAACCCAAATATTTCTACATAAAACGCAACGAATTCACGTATAAGCTTTACGAAAAATCGTTGCATACAAAAACTGTCCTAAGAGCACGCCCAACACTATAAATTGATGTGAGTCAAGAAATGGCAATCGCAAAAAAGCCCCATTTAAGGGGCTTTTGAGCGTTTTATTGACGCGAAGCTACATTGGTAGCTACTTACTTTTTCTGTGCTGTTTTAGGGCTGTTTTGAGCAGTTTCTGGTGCACTTTCAGCCACTTCAGTTGCCTTTTTGCTCACTTTCGCAGCTCTTTTCGTAGCATTGAAGTAAACATCTAGTTCACCCGCTAATGCTGCCTTCTTAGCACTCTCAAACAGTTTGATTGCGTCAGCAGCATTTGCTAGTTGGTAGCTTGGGTTTGCTTTGTTCAGTTGCGAAGGGCCATTCTTCAAAGTTACAACGAACACGTCCCCAATCTTCTTAAAGCAGTAGCCCTTGTCCTTGCCATCCAAAAGCAACTTAACTTGCTCGTCTGCTACTTTGGCAAACTTCATCTGCGCTGCCTTAACTGGATCAGTCTTAGCTGTTTGCTTGAAGTAGGGAGTTGCGATCTTGTTGATTGATGTGAAAAAGTCAATTGCTGTAGCCATTTTGAAAGTCCTTTAGTTGAACTGCGTTGTTGCAGTGTCTGTAGTCTGTTGTCAGACTCTCAAAGGATCAACCACTTTAGAATAGTGTGGCTCTTTAGTTGGTCTTTATAGTGTTTGATTCACTTGTTTTGACCACTTATTCCTATAAGTTGCTGTTTTTGCTACAGTTGTCGCAGTTATTGATTGTTCGCAAGTTAGCACCTCCTAACTGTAGCAGCCGCGCCACATAACGCTGCAAAGACTGTAGCAAAATTAAAGCAGTGTTTTGAAATTTGGCACTGTAGCAGCGGAGAGCCGCATAAACAGTAGCTTTCTTGCTATGGTTTTTATTTACAGGAAAAGGGACTGTATTCCTGCATACGAAAAACACTGTATGCATTCACAACACAACCCCGCTACAACCCGCATAAACATTGACCCTGCGTAAAAACTAAGCACTAACCCCAATGCAAAACTGCTACAGTCAGTTGGGGTGAAAAACAATTTTTCCAACTGTAGCAAAACCGCTTGTGCCATAACTATTGCGACATTAAAATGTTTTTAACACGAAGCGCCAAATGCTCGTGTATGTAGCAAAATTGTAGCAATTTTCAACTTTTAGGAACCCAAAATGGCAACCCAAACACTACCTGACGGTCTTGTGCTGCGAGGCACAACGTATCACTTACGCTTTATGTTCAAAAGTGTACTCATTACGGAGAGTACAAAGACAAAGAATTTGCGTGAAGCAGAACGCTATTTGATAAAGAAGAAAGCAGAACTACAAGAAGATATGATGCTTGGCGGAATGAAGATTGGCAAGCTACACGCTGCAATGGACAAGTACCTCAAAAGCTATATGACGGAAGAAGCAGCTAAACAGCCTTCCTATGCAATTACCAAGTTTAAGGGCATAGAAGATATGCCACTTAAGAAGGTTGAATCTGCGCATATAGAAGCAATCATTAAGAGTATGCAAGACACGCACTCAGAAGCAACCATACAAACACATATCAGCTATTGGAATGCCTTTTGCAACTGGTGCACAAAGAACAAGTACCACACGCCCCCAAAGATGAGTCGCAAGGGTAATGTAGAAGGTCGTACAAGATGGCTAACAGCAGAAGAACAAGCCAAGTTGCTTGCTGCACTTGATCCAGCAAAGAACAAACCAAAGCGTAGAGACACTGGCAATCTATATGCACAAGAGAGACACGACTTCGTTGTTATTTTGATGGACACAGGACTAAGATTTACAGAAGTTTCAAAGATGACTTGGACACAAGTTGATATAGATAAGAAGGTGTTGTATGTACAGCGCAAGAAGAAAGGTGCACCCGCTACACTTGCAATGACAACTCGTGTAAATGAATTATTGGTTAGAAGGCGTGGTATTGATGAGCAGTACATTTTGCCTAAGATGGCTGGTGCTGCGATGAACGGTACAAGGTGGATGAAGGATGCACTTGCAAGAGCAGGTATAAGTGAAGCTGATGGTAAGATAAGTCCCCATACGCTACGGCATTCATTCGCTGCCGCAATGATTCAGAATGGACTTGCGTTAAATGAAGTTCAACACTTGCTTGGACACGCCAACATTCAGCAAACTACACGTTACGCTAAGTTCCGCAAACAAGATGCAACGGACAAGGCAGCAGCAATAATGAACAGTCTCGCAACTAAGGTTGAACCCAAGTCAGACAATGTTATCCAAATCAACGCTGCTTAAAGACCAAAGTGAGATAGAACTTGATGTGATATGAATGTAACTACAGGAGTTCCTACACAAACAATAGCACTCCAAGTCCAGTAGATTTTGTCCACTTTTTTCTCTACTTCAGTAACTCGCTTATCAACTTCGTCTTTGTGCACAATGTGATTCTTATTTTGTAGGTCTAATGATAGCTTAATTTCAATTAGTGTCTGGTTGATGTGTTTCATTCCTTCTTCCAATCTAATTAGTCTATCTCTGCTATCGTCGCGTCGTTCTTCTTCACGTCTTGCTTGTGTTATTGTCATAGTCTGCCTTACACAATATGTTTTGTGTTGTCTTTCATTTCAGTTACAACAGCGGTAATCGCAGCATCTAATGCAGTAAGCATCTGAGCTTTAGTCATCAGCAAAGCTGGACTTCCTATGTGAGCGTGAACAGCTAACTTAAAGTCATTCAAGCTCATCTTCGCGCCAACTTCTGTTTGATTTACAAACAGTTCAATCTCTGGTTCTTGCCATTTGCGGGAAACAACGATTTTGGTTTTCATCTTTATGCTCCTACGTAGTAGGTAACATTCGCTCTCCACAGCACAGCAGCGCCAGCAGCAGGCATAACAATAGTTGTTGCTGTGTTGGCTACTGAGGACTTTAGTGGAGAGGATGGTTCAAATACCAAGTCTGGTTGTGTGCCACCCGCTACCATAGCATTTCCAACTGACCAAGCCAAAGAACCCGGCAAGTTAGTTGATGTGATAACGAGTGTCGCAGTACCAGCGAGTGCGGCAGTTGCATTACGATAAATCTGCAATGATGTGATGTAGTGATACAAACCAGCACCAGCAGCAGGTATTGTCAATGTAGCAGCGGCAGCAGCGGCACCAGTTACGGTAACTGCTAAAGTGCTTGGCATTGGTCTTGCATAAATCGCAAAGTCAGCAGTTGAAGCCCTTGCATACACCAGACAGTTACCTGATGTATATGCAGATACACGGCAACGCACTCTGCGATAACCAGAAACACCAACTGTATATGTACCAGAGTTGATTGTCGTTATAACAACCGCTGCTGTCATAGATTCAGTTGCGTTAATGATTGCTGGTACGGTATAGTAGTTTGTGCCATCTAAAGTACCTTCAAAAACTAAAGTAGCATTCATTGCAGTTGCACGAATGTCGAATACAGCTACAGCCTTGCCATTAAGGTCCATAACGATTTCAGCATTTGCAGCGCCAAGCGTGGCAGATGATGTTCTTGCATCAGTGAATGTTTCACCACCGATTGTGTCTATTGATCCTGTATATGGATTTCCTCTTGCGTCAAGTATTTGTGACATATTGTTTATCCTATCGTATATCGTATGTTGTAAGTTCCGCCAAGTCTCCCTTGATCACGCACGGAAATCCTAACTGTCATTGATCCAGTAGCAGGTATTGCGTAGAAATCCACATCGTCCATATCTGGTGTGTTTTCATCTGCATCAGTAAAGCTTCCCCAATCAATACTTATCATCGAAGTTGAGCTTATAAGTGCATCAGTAACAATAACCTCTGCATATTGACTGTCATAAGGAATGCCAGTAAGTGAATAAGTAGTTGGCGCAGTACCGCCACCACCGCCAGTTGCATCTGTGGCATTTACCCAGTTTGTTCCGTTGTATTTAAGAACTTGAGTATTTGTGGGCGAAGTAAGAACAACATCTGTTAAACCAGATAGTGCTGTAGAACCGCCAGTTGATGCAGGTGGAAAATATGGCATTAGGAAACCTCTGTCACTAACGCACTGCCTGTAGCAGATACCCAAATACCATCAACAACACCTGTATAGTTGTATGGACATTCAAAGTAACTGTTAGCTGCCATCTTTACCGTGTAGCTTGCTGTAGATGCAGTAGCACCAAGTTTTAGGTAAAGCACAGATGCACTATCGTTGTTTATTGCAAGTCCCTTGCGAGCACTATTTGCTGCTTTAAGGGTTACTGTTGTGATACTTGCGCTGACAGAGGCAACAGCACTTGTCGCATTGCCAGCGTCTGACACGGATATAGTGCTTGCCACAGAGACAGGCTGTGTTGCTTGGTAAAAAGTTCCAGTAACTGGCGTGGTAGGCATCGTTGCGATGCTCACTGGTTGAGTCGTCTGCCAGAACGTACCCGTTACAGGAGTGCTGGGCATTGACGAGATTGAAACTGGTTGTGTCGCTTGGTAGAAGCTTCCAGTTACTGGGAAAACTGCGCCAGTACCAGGTTGAATTGGTAGGGCTGATGTTAGGGACGTGCCAACTAAATTGCCAGCATTGTTCCAGCCGCTATAGTCTGCACTCGTTGGGACGGCAGCGCCAGTCGCAGATGCCGCAGCGTTTCCCCCACCACCTCCACCACCTGACGCAGTGTAGAACGCAGAACCATCCGTTAAACGCACGGAAATAGGGGCTGCCGCTGTCGTATGCGTGTCAGTAGTGCTAACAGTGCTGGAAATGCTTACGGGCTGTGTCGCTTGGTAAAACGCACCTGTTACAGCTTGCGTAGATGGAAAGTTACTTACGGAGACTGAGCCAACTGATATAGCTGGCATTGAAGTAATGCTTACATTCCCAAGGAAGTTTGTACCTGCGGGTAATGCACTGGTGATCGTTGAGTTTGTGTTCCAAGTGCCATACTGTGAAACTGGCAGGTATGTGTTTGTGACATTGACAGCACCACCTGTGCCAGTAGATGCAGTCTGCGGAACCCACGCTAATGAGCCTGTGTCCCATAGGTAGGTAGCCACAGTCTGTTCGCCTGTAGTTTGAGTTCTAAAGCCACCTACGAATACATCACTCATAGATTACTCTACTGTAGGAGTGGTTACTTCAACGATTTGAGATTCAGCTTGTGTTTTGATCTTGTGAAATAGATCAATAACTTGACCCATTGGCAGTTGTGAAATTCCGTTGATTACAACGTTCACTTCTGGTAGTGTTAAAGTTAGTGTGATTGATTTGATTGTTTCGCTCATATATTTTCCTTTGTTATTGTATTTACATAATTATCACGTTATGTAGAGCAACACCACAAGTCACTGTATTGACTACTGTATTGCTTGTCTTATTTCCAAACTTGACCATTGCCCAATAAATGCCGATTGATACGAACACCAATGGTGCATATCCACTCTTCAATGACCAAGCAACAAATGCGTTATTCTCCACACCACCCTGCGACAATATGATTGCTGTAGTTGCAATATCTACTGTCTTGCATACTGCAAATGTTTCTGGCGATGCTGCAACCTCTTCGAGAGATGGAGAAGCAAGTGCAGTAGTTGCAGCAAATAGAAGCGAAAGAAGTAACCGCTTCATTACACAATACCTGCTGCGGTTAGGCGTGCTGTCAGGGAGGCGACTAGAGATTCCAGTTCAGCTACACGCTGTTCATGGTCATCCAGAATCAAGCCATGCGGGACAACGAATCGCTCGTACTGAACCCATGCAGGATTACCATCTTGGTCAAAGGTTGCAAACCGTGCATCTTCTGGCGCAATTTCTTCAGCGGCGTAGCCAATCCAGCGCTTGTTCGGGTCATCGTTTTCAGACTTTGATTTGTACGAAAATGCGTGGCGGTTAAGAGCAATGTGCTTTGCCTCTTCCAGAGTCAAGTCCTGCAATTCTTCTTTATATGCAAGAGACGAAGTTGAACGTACCAAGCTGTTACTTGCGGCGTTGTCGATGTACGCATTCGCCGCAGATGCCGTAGTTCCAATGCCTGTAAAGTAAGCAGTGCTTTGCGCTTGGAAGATGCCAGCAACACCGAGGCCAGTTGCGTTAGTAAGTGAAGCCGATGCGCCACCTACAAGGATACGTCCTGCAACAGATAGCTGTCCACTAGCATCCAGCGTCATCGCCTGCGTGAAAGTTATCGCTGTGCCTGCTGTGCCGCTGGGGGCGGTGTTGAATACGAATGCGCCATCGAACATGTCCAGCTTTGTTACTCGATAAGCTGACGTACCTTTGTACCTAAACGTGGGCGTACCGTCATAGTAGGCATTGACTGTTAGTACGGCACCATCATTGCTTCCGCCAATACCAAGACCGCGAGTATTTAGGTCTATGGCCCTATAACCAGACGACCAAGCCGAAGGCACAACCCCCAAGCCTAGGTTGCCATTAGCATCAATTTGCGCCTTTTGAGTATTTCCTGTTCTGAAAATAATTGGCGCAGATGTAACCTGCGAGATAATCATTTGGGTTTGATCTTCGTAGATGAAACCGCCCGTAGTAGTCGTATCTCCACTGAGTGCAAGCGTTCCACTCCCCCCTGACGTTCCCTGCGTTATCGTGCCCGTACTACTCAGTGCACCTGTCACGGCTAGGCCGGTGGAGGATGCAGTAGAAATTGCTATCCCGTTAGAATAAATTGCAGTCGTGTGGCTTACATCATTTGCGTAGAAACCATCTCGCGTTCCGTTTGCGCCAGTGAATACACCTATGCCGTTTGCATCTGAGTACGCATACGCAGTTTTACCTGCGCCGCCAACCCAAGTTATTGCGTCACCTACCGATGCCTTGGCCGCACTCAGCGTGGTAAAGCTGCCAGTTGAACCGCTTATAGGGGTAGCAGATATTGAACCAGCAGTTAAAGCACCAGTAGCAGTCAATGCTCCAGTTATCTTCGTTGCGCCAGTGATTTGAACCTTATTGACCGTATCGTCTGTTGTAGAACCGATAAGCACTCTGCCTGAGCTATTTGCTCTAAGTGCTTCAACACCTGATACGGTTAGTGCAAGGTTTCCTGACGATGGTCTATAAAAGCCAGTAGCGCTTTCAGAGTTAAAGGATATACCGGGTGTTGATACAGTACCATCTTGTATCTTCAACACACCACTCATTGGCGCTTGACCATCTCGTGGCAACGAATTGTTAAACGTATTGCCAATATCTGTTACAAGAGTGTTTGCCCAAGTACTCTGAATGATTGTTCCAGTTACAACTGGATTTCCACTTGGGGCAGTCCACGAGCCCGATCCATTAAAAGACATAGTGTCTCCTTCTTCTTATTCTTATTTAGCGTTAAACCCATTCTGAGGGGGTCTACGTCTACTTACTTCATTTTCTAACCGCCGTGCATTACCTTTGTAAGTTGATCTATCTGTCTCTGAATACCTGCGCGAGCGCCTATTCCATTAGTTCTTGACAACATTCTTTCAAGTGCCATTATTTGACCTTGTGCAACCATTGTTGGATCTTTTTCAGATTGCGGCTTTGGACCTGTTTTCATATCTGCTTTAGTTAGCTCAGTACGAGGTGCGAATTCAAATGCTGTAGGTACTTCACCATTAGCAACTGCTGGCGTATTCTTTCTTGATCTAATCTGTGCCAATATATCTACACCATTTTGATTCAATGCATTTGCAGCCGCTACTGGACTTGCAGTTGCAGTCTGTTCAACGACTGGATTTGCTAACTTAGTTTTAAGTGCTGCTCTAATGAGTACATCATTGGGTATTGCAGCATCAACGCGGGCACTATGTAAGACAGGTATTTGCCTTGCACCTTCTCGTGCACCTGCTGCGGTCGTATCAACCACGCCACCTGCATTTGCGTATAGGGGCGCTGTAGCTGCTGGAACACTTGGGGTATATCCAAGCATTAGCGGCTTTGTTGCAACTGCTGTAGGGGTGTTTCCTGCTGCGACAGGGGCACTCTCGCCCATTGCCTTTGCTATCGCTGCTCTCATCGCACTTTGCGGACCCAAGTTACTTGAGCCTGCAATCATTTCAGCAATGTTTGGCGCACCTCTTGCTCCAAGTGCATCCAGTAGCTTTGAGGCTGCATACTTTGCACCAAGCCCAATTGCGGCTGCTGGATGAACAAATGAGCCAACAGCCGCAGCACCATCTAAGCTGTGGTTGTGTAAGACATTAGCTAACGCTCCAAGCGTGGACTTAGGAATAGGACCATAAGCCTTCAATGCTGCATCTGCTAAGTCTTGATAAGGTGCTGCTCCTTGCTGGAATGCATCTTTGTTTGTTTGCTTAACTGCTGTTGCGAACTTAGTTGCAGTTAGAGCACCTTCTTGTCCATTTGTTTTCTCAATAGCTTTTTCAAGCACCTGTAAGTGCTTCCATTGACTGTTAGCCGCTGCTAAAGTATCAGCCGCTTCAGGCGCAATATTGCTTAGGTGTCTATCAATAGCGGAAACGATTTTGTTTAATGCATCCTTTGTACCGCCTGCATAAGCTTGGTTATATGCGTCGTTTGCAATTTGTTTGCGAATATTTACAAGCTGTGAACCAGACATATTGCCTTTTTCGATCTTGCTCAATAAGTCGTCAATATGTGCAGCAACATTACTTGATAGATTTGGCTTAGGTGTATTCTGTACATAGTCAGTCAATACATTCTGCAAATCAGGTCGTAGTGCGGCAGTATCAGCAGGAACAATAGTGTTACCTAACTTGGCATCTGCTGCGTTGTAAATTGTGTTTCTTGCATTAGCAATTGCATCAGGCGTTATCAGATCACCAGTTTGACCAATACGAGCGAGTGCTTCGCGTTGTATTGTTGTCATACCATCTGCCTGCATTGCTTCCAATGCTGGCTTGGACATAATCGCTCTTGGGTCTACATTTTTAAGAGCATCACTTGCAGCACTTGCACCTTTACCTATAGCTGCACTTCCACCTCTAAATAGTCCGTCAGTAGCCGCACCAAATGCTGCGTTAGTTGCGATATTTGAGAGTATTTGTCCATCTGCTGTTGTTGGAGTTAGTGCACCAACTGCGGCACCTGCACCGCCTTGTGCAGCCATTGATATAGGAATAGATGCACCATCAGTTGCCAAAGCTGCGGCAACGAATGGCAAAGCAGTTACAGCACCAGAGCCAATCTTTGAGCCAACTGTCTTTTGTTGTGCTTGGTAAGTTGGGTCAGCTTGCCTTGTGGCTTCTTGTGCTTGAGCATTCTTCAAATCATCAGCAGTACCAAAAGCACGTTGATATAATTGATTCTCGCCAGAGCCAATAGAGTAAAGTCCTTCAAGTGCACCCTTACCTAAATTCTCTACAAAGCCTTGGTTTCCTACTTTGTCCTGTGCCGCTTGTATAGTTTTAAGAGTATCACCACCAAAGCCAGATACAATATCCGCAGGCTCATAACCTTGCGCAAGAGCATCTTTAATCTTGTTGCCATAGCCAGCTTCCGTAAGCTTTTGAATGATGAACGCATCACCCATCTTTTGCGATGCGAGTTGTGCAACATATGATTCAACTTTTGATTGATCAGTATTTGCTGTGTCAGTTGGTGTTGCTATATCTGATGCGTTAACAGCAGAAGTAAGACGGTTATTCCATCCCTTTGCAAACTTAACTTGTGCTGGATCATTCTTTACAATATCCGTATATAACTGCTTACGCGACTCTACAATCTTGTTTACATCACCACCGCTATTTTCAATCATCTTCCTTGCGGTAGGAACTCCGTGTTGAACGGCTGCATCGAATGCGACTAACCGCATTTCTGGAGGCATATTGTCTGCCCCTATCTTGTCCCAATAATCATTCTTGTAAATCTGTGCGGCGTCATCAAGTGTAAGTTTAGTTACATCAATATTTGGATGTGCCTTCTGTGATATACCAAAGTTAGTTGCACCGCCACGATCTGTAGGATCATTAGAGTAACCACCTTCTTTGCTCAATACGAACTGGAGTGCGTTGTTGAATTCCATTGCGACTCCTTAGTTCTTTTCCCAAGGGCGATAAGGTGCGTTTGGTTTTGTTGTTGGTTGTTGGATGCCAACTGGCGCATCGCCTCCGTACTTTTGTGCATATGAACTTTCCGCTAAAGGAATGTGCTTCTGCAACATTGCAACAATAGTGTTCGCATAATCAATATTTGATTGCGTAGAACCTTTAGGATTGAACTGAGCACCAGCCAATAACTTACGTTCTGAATCAGATACGCTACCTTGTCCCTTTAACCAATCAACTGCACCTTGAAGTTGTTGCTGATTGAATACATTATTCATCTTGTCATAATCATCACTATTTGAAAAATATGACGAAACTTCATTCCAAGGAGTTTGTAATCTACCTGTACCAACACTCTTGATCAATGGGATAACTTGTGTCATTAAGCCGAGACGTGTTTTCATATCCCCAATAGATGAATATGCCTGTGTCTTAGCTTCGATTTGTTTTTGTTGTGAATCTTGACCCGAAGCTGTAACTACTGGTGCACCAGTACCAGTAACCTTAGCCTCTCTCCAACCAGATGCAGTGCGTTCAAGAATTGTTCCGTTTGCACCTTCTTTAGTTTCAAGAACTCGTTCATTGCCAACAGGAGAGTAAGGATGTACACCAACAACTTGACCAGTACGTGAGTCAGTAACAACTTGAATAAAGCCGCCATTTACTCTGTCAGACTGTATTTGCGTTGTGTAGCGTCCGTTCTTGCCAATCATCTGTTGTTGGATAGCTTCACCAACTGGTCCGTTATTGGACAGGCTTGCCATATTCAACATTTGTTGAGTTGTGTCATTTGCGCGAGCTTGATTAGCTGCAACTTGTGCCTGTACTTGTGCTTGTGGAGCCAATACGCCTTGTGCATCAGGTACAACCATTGGAGCCATATTTGGATCATTTGGATATGCACCACGTACTTGGTCGCTCGTTGGTAGTTGTCCCTGCGCATTAGGACCAAACTGCGATGCAGCCGTTGAAGGCATAGGGGTTGTCGCTGGCGCTGTAGCTGCACCAATAGGACTAGGGCTAAAAGCTGTCACAGCTTGTGCAGCCGCACCCTTTGGATCAAGCGCAGCGATCTTCGCCAGTGCAGCCGCAGCCTTAGACTGGATGGGTTGACCTGGACGATTGACTGGCGAACCCAACGGCACCATAGGATCTGCCTGCACAGGTTCAGGTGCAGCAGGTATATTTGACACGTCAGGCAACTGAGGCGCATCAGGCACATTCAAATCAGGCTGTACTGCGCTTGGATCGCTCTTAAGACCAACAGCATTAGGACTAAAGCCTACCTGCGATGGAGATTGATCAAGTTGAACAGCCTTATCCAGTACAGCTTGATTGCCTACTGTTTGTGGATCAGTACCATCAGCAGATAGCGCACCGCTTGCGATACCCATCTTTGTGCGGATAGAGTTTAAGTTGTCTTGACTTGCTTGCTGTGCTTGGTCGTTAGCTTGCTTGTTAAGATATGAACCGCCAAGACCTTGTAAGCCTTGAAGTAGTGCACTTGCAATAGTTGGACCACCAGCGTAGCCAATAAAGTCACCGTTCTTTATGAACTGACCTTGCTGTTGAGGGGTAACAGATTCTTTTGTAAGTAAGTCTGCAATCTTCCTATTTCTCTCAATCTTGCTTTGAGCAATACTGTAGTTATAGTCAGCTAACTGCTGTGGCGTTAACTGTGCAGCACCTTGTGTCTGTGTATTTGGAGTAAGCAAGTTACTCCAGTTGGAAAATAAACCCATTTTTTATCCTTATGCCAATAGTCCGTAATGGACCATCAAATAACCGTTTGCTGCTTCTGTGACAGCATTTGGAACCGTTTGAAGTATTTCTTGAGCAAGAACACCAGTTGATGAACCGCTACCATCTTTCCAATCCCACGAATACCAGTTATGTCCACCTTCAGTTACATTGATCTTCTTAATGTTCTTCTTCAAGCGAATGTCAGAGAAAAGAGATGCAAGAGCAGTTTGACCAGCGGTTGTTGAACCCATAGTTCCAAGTGCGCCTAAACCAGTTCCAAACAAACTGTTCATTGAAGATTGATTTGCGCCTTGCTGTGCAGCCACACCAGAATTCCATTGACCAAGCGCAGAAGCTGCACCAGATAGATTTGAACCAGCAGTAACACCCGCTTGGTTGTAAGTTGGCATTGTTGGGTTTTGCACCTGCTGACCTGAAAGAACAGCATTCATAGAGTTCAATGGTTGCAAATAGTTCTGTAGCGCAGACGAATATGCTGTGTTGTAGTTATTCATACCTTGGCTGTATGCTTGGTTCTGTGCAGCGTTTGCGTTCTGTATTGCAGATTGATTCGCACCATAACCCGCAAGAGACTGAGCATAGTTCTGTTGTTGTGCGGCATTATTCGATTGAATACCTTGCAAGTTGGCACCGTAACCAGCTAAAGCCTGTGTATAGTTTTGACCAATAGCAGCATTGTTCGACTGAATACCTTGCAAGTTGGCACCATAACCCGTTAGACCTTGGTTATAGTTCTGTTGCTGCGCTGCATTTGATGCTTGCAGACCTTGCAAGTTTGCATCATAGCCAGTCAACGCTTGGTTATAGTTTTGCAACTGTGCAGCATTATTCGCCTGCATACCTTGCAAGTTTGCATCGTAGCCAGCAAGAGCCTGTGTGTAGTTCTGTTGTTGTGCTGCGTTGTTTGTTTGTATACCCTGCAAGTTAGCACCATAACCCGCTAATGCTTGGTTGTAGTTTTGACCCATTGCAGAATTGCTATTTTGAAGTGCTGCCTGATTAGCATCAAATCCTGTTAAAGCTTGGTTATAGTTTTGTTGCTGTGCTGCATTTCCAGAGTTATAGCCAGCTAACTGCGATGCGTAGTTTGCATTCGCCATATTGTTGCCAGTTAGCACGGCTTGGTTCGCAGCCTGCGACAATACTTGTCCTTGTGTTCTACTTAGATTTTGTGCCGCTGTGTTATATGCCTCAGTTCCCGGCGTTAAACCTTGTAATCTCAGTTGATTGTCTAAATGAGTTGTATCTTGTTGCATTTGCGGTTGAAGCAAATCAGTTTGAGCTTTGTATGCAGCCTGTGCGCCAGCCTGTGCATTAGCGTCACTAAACTTTGGTGCATTTGGGTCAACACTTCCAGCACCAGAGTTGAACTGCCCAAAGTTAGCATTCGCTTGATCCATAGATGAATTAAAGCCACCAGCATTACTGTTAGCTTGTCCATAAGCACCCGTGTTGAAGTTACCTGCGTTCGCATTTGCTTGTCCGTATGCACCCGAGTTGAAGTTGCCAGCGTTTGTATTTGCCTGTCCGTAGCCACCAGAGTTGAAGCCACCAGCATTTGCGTTAGCCTGTCCAATACCAGCACCATTAAAACTACCTGCATTAGTGTTTGCTTGCCCAAGACCATAGGAATTAAAGTTTGAAAAACTTTGATTGACAGGGCTTACACCACCTAAATAGCTACTCATCCAAGGTGCGCTAAATCCACCTAACATAGTTTGGTTAACCTGCCCTTGAAGGTTTTGCGCCAAGTTAGACTGATTTTGTTGAATGGTCTGTTGGCTGGTTAATGCCTTTTGTTCTGCTGGTGTCAGCGAAGTAAGTTGCGACCATTGACCATTACTGTTCTGTGACCAAGTTTGATTGCCCCAAGGCGTGTATTGATTGACACGATTAGCTGCAGTTTGTGCATTTAGATTTGCTAAGTTACCTGCTGCGGTAGCATTTGCTGCGCCTGTGTAATCCGGTGCAGCAGCTACAGAAGGTGCTGGTGTACCACCAAAGATGCTGCCAACTGTGTTTGTTACGCCGTTAACTAAACCACCAACTGCATTTGTAATTCCTGAAACTATTCCGCCCATATCACCACCTCACATTCGTTATTGTTATTTATTGCATTCATATTGTTCTTGCCTCTGTTTGGGCACATACTTACCTGCCAAGTACTGTCTCTTCGTTATTCCATATATGTAACAATCTTTATCTACACCTTGATAGTCTTTCAAACAACCTTCATTGGTGTGACCAAGGCGAGTTAGCATTTCTATTGATTTGCTATTGTCTGTAAGGACCGTTGCAATGACCTTCTCCCTATTCATTTGAAAGAATGGATAGTCATATGCCGCTTGTATGTAGCCCTTCGTTGCCCATTGACTTGGTTCAGCAGCAATAGACATTTCAACGCTGTACTTCATCCAACTGTGATATGCGATAACTGCCAGTATCTTGTACGAGTTATCTTCTACATAAACGTGTGATATAAGTCTTGAGTTATCACACGAGAAGTTGTTTTGCAGTTTATGATTTATGAAATCAAAAAATACTGGCGCTTGGTCGAATACGATGACATTAGCCAACTTCACCTCCTGGTGAAATAATCCAACTTGTCGAACTCCATATAGTGTCAGCAGTTACAGATAAGGACATTGCAAATGCAAGATACTCGCCTGGATAACAGTTAGGTGTTGACCATTGGTTATATGTAGTCAATGAGCCTTGCCAAGTTGTTGCACCTGCATCCCAATTCATATTGTCCCAAACACCACCAACGACTGAATACACAGCATTAGTTCCAACAATGGGTGTTAAGTTAAAGTCTGTGTTCACACCAATAGCAATCATTGGATTAGCCATACCTGTAGTTAGGAATGGTTTGACTAGGCGAACAGTTTTCAATGTGCCAGGACGCATTTGATCTGTCATTGGGTCAAATGCAGTTAAGACAGTACAAGAAATGTTATTGCCGCCATTACCGTTAATGTCTGCACCATCTGTATAACCAATAAAGGTTAAGGCGACGTGATCAGTTGAACCAAAAAACATTTGGTCATTGAATATATTGAAGCAGGCTGCTGGCCAGCCAGTAAACTGACTCCATCCTTTTGTTATTGTGTGGAAGCAAAACTGGAAGTTAGCTGAAGTAGTTAACTGAGGTATATTCAACATCATCACGTTTTCAGACGGAAATACACATAACTCAAATCCTGGCTGTGAAGCGAGACTTGAAGTTAAGGCTGAAATCGTTGGAGATATTGTGTAAGTTAATGCCGCAGTAGAATCTAAACGTGCGGATTGCAAATACTTAGATAATGGATATAACCCATCTTGAGTCAAAATCATTAAGTCGCCTTGATATTGCGTAGTGCAACGGCGACCAACTGGAGAACCTACTTGGTACTGCCCAATAAGCGTCCAGCTTGTGGATGAGCTTGGATCGTTACCCGCAAATACAACGACGTCACCCTTACTGGAGATAGCGACTAAGAGGGCTTGTGTACCCTGTGTAGAGCCAATGTCCATCGTCCACGTGTCCAGCTTGTAGAGCGATCCACCGCGTGTAAACAATGGACCAAAGTCGAACGCTGCTAACTGCCCGCCAACGGCGGCTACTGGTGCGTAGTACGCCTTAGTGCTGTTGTTGGCTACGAACCAAAGGCGTTGTTGGTGCTGGAGAATGTCAATGAAGTTTGAGATTGCAACGGCATTACCGTTGTTATCTAACTGATTGAATTGCCCTATGCCTGCTGGACTCGCAGGCTGTGAGCAAGTTGTCCACGTCGTACCATCGTATAAACGAGGATAATCAACGCCATTAACCATCATCACGTAGTTAGAACCTGATGTTGAATATGTCTGCTTCGCTTGCTGCCAATATGTGCTCGTCGTACTTAAACCGCTGACAATAGCAGTACCAATAGCGCCGCCTGTCGTAATGTCATATATATTCCCACCAGATACAGCAAATAGCTTGCTACCAGTTGAAGTCTTGGAGTTATATGTAATTAGGGAATTTACAGTTGATGTAAATCCAGTTGCCCATTTTCTATAGCCCTGACGTGGTGAACATCCTTGCGGGTTTGCAATGAAGTTTTGCAAACTCAGTGCATATGCCCTATCCATTGCAGCAAGTGAGTCAACAGTGTTCAGTCCCTTATAAGGTGCTGGACTCTGCTCTTTAACAGTAGTTGGAGGAACAGGTTTGTAAACGAACTGACTTTGTGCTCGTGCCATACTTAGGACCAGTTTCCATCAGGTATATTGCGTGTTGATAGCAATGGTGTTGATAGCGATCCACCTGTTAGTGATAAACGAGGACTTGGTTGATCATTACCCTTTGTTAGCTCGTATGAACGTTTGTAATCAATCAATGCTGCTGTCGTATCTTGTCCAATACTTGCCAACCAACGATACTTAACACCGTAGACAACTGTTCGATAGTCAAACATACAAATATCGCTATCTTGCGTAAAGTCATCTTTAGTTAAGCCTGTGCTGCCATCAATGACATAGTTGCAACTTGAATACTCAAATGCGATAGTTAGTGCACTTGAACCCGGTGTTGGATATAACTCGATTTGATTGTTCCAAATGCGGTAACGCTCAAATGGACTTGAAGATAGATTGGTAGTCTTAAGTAACTCCCAACCAGCAGCGGTTAGTGGACCCTTCAACTCCCAACGATTTGTTGTGTCAAAGAATGTTCCTGATGTAAGTCTTGCTACATCACTTGGGAATGGGTATGCTGATTGCGCCGCTACAGTTGTGAATGTGTAGCGTGTTTGAAGCATTTGCCACTCATACTCTGCGAGTAAAACGTCACAAGTTGCTCTTGCAAATGCGAGTGCCTTCAATACGTTTTGATCACTTACCGACACAACGACTGATGGCATCGGAAGATTTAGTTCTGCGAATGTAGATCGCAGAATCTGTAGAATTGTTTTCTGATTGTTTAGTGCCATTCGGCCTCCACTGCTCAACTTATTTAGCGTGAGCAGTGGAGAACGGGTACTTAGACCTTAGTCTTTGATGCCTTAACTTCTGGTTCAGGTTTGTTATTTGCTGAAACCATCTCCATTAGTTGAAGCATCTTGGCGTTTAGTTCTGCCATTTCAGCTTTGTGTTTGCTTTCTTGGTCAGCGAGTTGCATAGTCATTAAGGATGTCTTCTCCGTATCCTTTGCAATCTCAAGGAAGTGTTTTGCCTTTTCCTTCATATTGTAGAAACTGCGTAAAATTCCTGATGTTGAATCAGATAAGTTAGCGACTTGTTCAATAGTCTTGATGCCGTGATACTCAAGCTCTTTAACTTGGCTTGCTGTAAGTTCCATCCAGCTTGATAGTGGTGTGCCTTGTACGACGTGACCCTTACCAGCTTTGAATGCCTCATACTCACGTGGGAAACGCCACTCATAAAAATCCGTTACAGGCCCGTGATAAGTTAAATCCTTGTTGCCTGGAATGATGATTGTTATGAAGTCCATATCTTGGTACTTAGGAGAACCTGCTTTGTATGACTCAAGTTTGTTAAGTACCGCTACAGTCGTGAAATTGACAACTAACTGGTCATCACCTCCATAGTCTGAGTGACGTAAGAAACGTCCTGTGCGCGGGTCGCGTTGTCCCCTGCGTTCTTCTTCTGCGAAGCGATCTTCAAAGTTAAGATTTTGAAGTGCGTTATTTAAGTCTAAGTCAGCGGCGATTGTTGCCGCAAGTTGAGCTTTAAGCTCTGATGCTGTGTTTGTCATAATGTTTTCCTTAGTGGCCGTTCTCTTTGTTATGGGAGGGGTCCAAGTTGTTTTGCTTGCGGAATTGCTTGCAAAGTATTTAGCTAAGAAACAAAAGACGTGAAAAAGCCCCAACAAATGAATGTTGAGGCTTACTCTTTTTGCCGAAGAGAAGATTAAATCTTATCCATTTGCCGACATAGAAGGACGAGCCAATTCAGCGATTGCTAAACCTGCGGAAGGTGTACCATCCGCAGTTTTCAAACGTGCTCCATCAATCTTGTCGCCAGCGACAACTGCATCATCTACTTGACCTGCTGTTGCAGTTGCGTAAACGTTACCACCAGCAAGGACAGTTCCTGCCTTGATTACAGCAGCACCGCCGATTTGATACCATCCGTATGTGTTTGCTACAGAAGCAGCCAACGCTACAGCGACAGGACCACGCGAGCCAGCAACTGTTAAAACAGTTGTGTTTGCGTATGTGTCATAGATTACTGTAGAACCAACTACTGTGGAGGCAACGCCTTTTAGGTAGATGAATTCTCCAGCGCCCATAGTTACGTCGAAGCCTTGGGTGATAGTTCCAACAGATTGTGTTGGTGTTGTATCGACATTGCTTAAGTTAGCGCCGATTAGAGTTGTTGAGTTAAATGCCATTTTATATTTCTCCTGTTATGTGGCTTAAGTGTTGCTGTACTTGCCTAAGAACTGTGTACCAGAACTTGTCAAGTTACCTGCCCACGCCAAAGTTTTAACAGTAGCGTCTTGGTTAACAGCTTGTTTGTCATCTAACGCAACCATATTGCGGGATGCGTGTGGACGCCATTTCAAATACTTGCTGTTTACAAAGTATGCGTCTGTCGTTGCAATACCACCAGCAGTTGTATCAAATACAACTGGAATGCCTTGGTAAGACAATGTACGGAAACCAGCGGAAGCATCTTCTGCGCTGTAGATGTGTTGCATAGCTTGTAATGCTGCTTCAAATACAGCGAATACAGCAGGACCGCAAATGATTACGTCTGGACGATCAGAACCACGTGTTACGGAAGTAATGAATGTATTCCATTGCGAAAGGATAGTTGCGGATGTTGCTACACCAGCGCCATCAACAGATGCTTGGTATTTCTTGTTCTTCCAAAAGCTGTTTGCAGTTGCGGAACGGTCAATACCACCGTATGTGTTTGTTGGAGCTAAAGGCATCGCAGCAGCTAAACCAGTGATGTTCTTACCGTTGTTACCTGTACCATCTAAGTAGATGTGACGGTTAAGTAAGTTGTTCATTGTATTTTCTGCAACTGTTACGCGAGCTTCGATCAAGTCGATAATCTGTGCTTTACCTGCATTGATCAATTGTTCACGACCAGAGAATGTAACTGGTACTGCATATTGAGCAACTTGGAATTGAGCGCCAGAAATAACGTCTTGTGCTGCTACTGGCAAGTAGTCGTAACCAGAGTAAGAACCACCGTTACCGTTTTCAGCGAAGCTAAATGCTTCATTGATAACAGTACCGCCGTTAAACTCGACGATGTTGCCTGATTTGTTGATCCAGTTAAGGACCGCGTTGTGTGCTGTTACGTTGTCAGCGATAACCTTTTGGCGAGCTTCGATTGTGGAAGCTGCTAAGTCTGATAGATTTGGAAAACTCATTTTATTTTATTCCTTATATAAAAATGTTTGTCTATTCTTGCTTTATATTTAAGGGCTTATTGTTTTCGCTTTAGATGCCTTCTTCCGCTTTGAAGTGCTTACTGGTGTAACTGGCTCTATTGCGCTATTGAGTGTTACAGCAGTAGGTTCTTCGATAGCAGGAGTCGCTGGTCCTTCGCTTTCGACATTAGCTTGGACATAATCTATATGTGTTGCGATTCGATGATCTACAACTGGCACATATATATGACCACAGAGGGAGTGAGTAAACATAGATATAGACAAAATGAGTACCCTCCTTCAGTACAAAGATATTTAGCAAGAGAGATAGAAATCCAACTCTCTTGCTGATATTTACTTACTTCTTAGCCATCATATTGTCGTAAGCCATCTCAGCAGCCTGTCTTGCTGTCATAGGCTTGACAGGAACTTTGCTGTGAGAACCGCCGTTTAGGCTTGGCTTAACACTTGGTACAGCTTTTGCCTTTTGAACGCTTGCAGAGGTGTTTCCTTGCGCGACAGAGGCATTCCCGCGACTGTCTAAGATGTTCTTAATGTCAGGCGTACGCTGGCAAGCTAACTCGTATGCATTCTTAAACATTTCGTCATATGTATTGCCAGTAACTAAACCTGCATCAATAATCTTTCCCATCAATCCTCGTACATCAGAGAAGAACTCATTTGCAGGATCATTCTTGAATGTTTCAAGCGAATTTTGTACTCTTGTTCCTTCTTCCGCTTCTGTTCTTGCTGCGATTACTTTGTTTACTTCGTCTTGAACATTTATGGGTTGTTGCACATTTGTTTGCTGAACTGGTTGACCCGCGAATAGCTGTTGTAATGACTGTGGATCAGGCTTAAAGTGATTGATTAGGTTAAAGATAATCTGCGCTTTAGTTTGTGGTGTTCCGTTATTCAATGAGTATGACAAGTTAAACAACTCTTTAGCGTGTTGACCCGCTGTAACATTGAACTGACGTAACATACCCTCATATGGTGCAGCTATTTCCTTAAACTCAGACGCAAGCTTTCGCTCGTTATCTGTCTTACTTAGGGTTTGTTGAATGTCCTTTTCTCTATCAGTCCAGTATTGTTGGACTTGACGATCTAAAGTACCCCACTTTTCGCGTATACCTGCTGGCATACCTGCGGGTGCTTTGATAGGCTCAAGAGTCCGTCCAGAGATAGGATCAACTTCTTTAGTGGTATCTACTGCGGCAGTTTCAGCTACAGCGTTATCCTGCTTTGGAAGTGCAGTTTTCTTTTCAACTGGTTTATCTGTATCAACTTGCTCTAACTTATCAAAAGATTCTGCGATTACTTCTCGCATTGACTTTGGTTCTAATTTTGTTTCAGTTGTTTGTGTTTCTACGACTGGTGTTGTTTGTGTAACTTCTTCGTTCGTAGACGAGCTATTGCTTTCGATAATGTCTGTCATTTGTTTTCCTTATAAGTCGCAAATGGAATAGAAACCTATCTATTTTTTGCGTGGCTCATTTATGCTGGTATTTAACAGTACCAGCGGACTGTTTATATATTCATTGCTTTGTTGACTACAGTCTCAACGTCTGCTCTACGCTTTGTCTTTGCTTTTCTCAATTTTGCTTTGTGCTCTTCGGTTAATGGCTTACCCTATAGCCTTATTCACTACCTCAACAACTGCCTGATGCCTTTCAGAAGCAACTTTTTTTTCTATTTGTTTCTTTTGATAGTTAACTTCAGAAATTCCTTCGTTGCCAACTATTTTGTTGTTGTCTTTAATCCATCTGTTGTATTGAGAACCTGATTCGATCCAAGTTCCTTTACCACCGTTTTCAGATGATGGGACCATAAAGCCTTGATGACCTGTCCACGCCATAGCAGATACCATCGGCGTGTCTAAGGTCTTATTTGTTGGTGTATTGCAGCAAATAGGCGTGTCATTTCGATTTGCAATAGTGCGGATGTATTCGTGCTTTTCAAAACACACGTGACAGATACTTGAGTATGTAGGCATTACATCCCCATCCCGCTATTGCGTGGCTCAGTTAGTCCAACTAAGTCCATCGCTTGAGTGTGAGCGTTGTCGTGTGCTTGGTGGTTTGCAGTTGTGTGGATTTGGAATGCTTTCAATGCCAAGTTAGCTTGATCTAACTGAGCTTGCATTTCCGCTTCGCGTTGTTTCCATTGCAACTTTTGCGCTTCAACTTGTGCATTCAACTGTGCGACGTTTTGCTTGCCTTGCTCTTGTATTTGAGCAATCTGCATCTGTCCGTTGATTTGTGCTTTCTGTGCCTGTGCCTGCGTTTCTGCTGGCGTTGGAGGCTTTGGCTGTCCTTGCGTCTGTGCAGCCATCTGCGCCAACTGATCCAGTCCAGCGTCTATGTAGCCCTCAATCTCTGAACTGCCCTTGTAGCCAGATACAGCGAACTTCAATAAGTGCATACCCAATGGCGCAATCGCAGGGTTTTGCTGCGTAGCCTGCATCAACTGCCCAAGCATTTGCCCAACGGCTTGCACGAGCTGGGTGCGATCCCCACGCTCCAAATTCCAGTTTGCAAGCTGAATGCTGTCAACAGACACTTCCAAGCGGAAGCTACTCAGCAACTCTTGCCCCAATAACTGGATAGCACTTTGCACATACTGCTGATCCGCTTGCGGCATCATCCCTGCCCGTTGCGCGATGATTTCAGGCTTGTAGAACTTGCAGATCAAGTGTGCTTTAAGGCGAATCAATGCCTCTGCATACTTGGCAACTTCGCGTTGATAAGTGCTTAGACGACTTGTACCAAATGCTCCCTTTTGCTGTGTAGCTGCGGCAGAGTCATACGCTTGTGTTTCACCACGTATAAAGTCTGGTATCGCTTCGATTTCCCAAATCTGTTGCTTCAACTTCTCTTGTGCAGCTAAACACTTTTGATATGTGTCTGCAATCTCTTCCAATGGTGCGAATTCAATAGCAGCCTTAAGACCACCTTTCTCGCCCATCTGTATTGCCCAATCCTTAACACCAATACCCTGTAGCTCAGGCGTAGTCGTGTATAGCTCTTTAAGTGCTGGATTGCCGCTGTCATAAACCCACTTCAATTGCAATGCTTGAATCAACATTGCAATGCGATTTTGTAAGTTGTCTAAATCTCTATATAAGTCCTGCACTAAGCTGTAATCACTGATAGCGATTGTTGAGCTTGTGGTAAAGCGACCAAGTGGGGGTAATGGAGTAGGGAAGAAGTTATCAAACTCGTTTGTGTCTGCTTTAACATCTAATGGAATGCTTGAACCTTCTGCAATCCAGTAAATCAGGCGAGTTTCTTTGTCCCATATTTCAAATATATCAACAGTCTCTTTAACTGTATTCTTTGGCTTTAGTCTACTGGTGGCGCTTGGACCGCCTTTTGTAGAATCTTCCTTCTCGTAGGATAAGTCAGACAATACTTTCTTATCTACAGTATCGCTAAAGCGAGTTTCAATAGCTTCCTTACTCATTGGTATGCGACGAGATACCCAACGGCAATCAGTCCATACTTGGCAAGGTGCGCTTAGAAAATCTTCCCAACTAACATAATCAATCTCTGCGTTTTGATCTTTAATCTCAGAGCCAGGTACATCAGTGACGATAGGATTGCCATATATGTCATAAGTTAGGGTTTGCTCTGGTTCGCCTTCCTCTTGCTCCAAGCGCACCCAGCCAATGCCAATACCTGGCACAAGGCGATCCCAAACCATATTCTTAAACTTAGAATCAAAATCACCTGTTTCAAGCTCATACGACAAATTGCGTTGAAGTAAGTTAGCGGCTACTCTCCCCACTTGATCGTCTGCATCGCTATAACGACGACGAATATCTGGCGCAGGAATGCGAGCATATAACGCAGCGGCTTTTGTATCTATATTGGCAAATAGCAAGTTATAGCGGGATGCATTTTGATTTTGATCGTCGCGTATATCTCCATATCGCTCAATAGTTTTAACTGCGCGAGTATCAAATTGTTTGCGCTCTTTACGTGCGGCAGATAATTCGTCACTCCAACGCTTTTGTTCTGCTTCAGTTTGATACTTGGTAAGGACTGGATCAGTTTCAAAACTATCTTCGCTTACTTCTGACTCAACGCCAGTTTCTAAATCTTGTTGTTCCATATATTCTTCTTGTTAAATTCTTTTAGGGCCACTTAGCGCAATAGAACGGGCTTTTGCCTCGCGTTCCTTAAAGGCGTTGTCAATAGTCCAAGCTGATACAGCAGCAGTCGCTCCAATATTTATGCGATAAGGGTCTGTCGCCGCTGTTGTGATGCGTTGTGCTGCTCGTTCAATACTTCTGCCTAAGTCCTCTGGCTTGATTGATAAGCAGGCATAGCGAAAAGCATCTGCGCCGTGTGACCATTGATCGTGCGATGGCGTGTCACTAAATATCTTCTTGTCCATATCCCACTTACGGGAATAGTTCTTCAATGCCTCTATTCCGCGTTTGCAGCGTACAGAGTCAAAAACTAAGGGGTAAGTACGCAGAGTCTTGCGAACGCTGTCTATCTGATCGTGTAAGTCCAACTTAGGGACTACACGGCAGGGAGCGTCATAGGCACGGAATGTGTCCAGTACGGATTTCTTCGTAGCGAATGTCCTATGTACTGCGTCGTGCGGAATAAACCACGTGTCATAGTTGTAGGGCTTGAGTTGCAGCATTTCGCAGACTTCCTCTGCGTCATAGCCTGTTTCTTCAAAATAGTCGAAGAAAACAACATCACCCTTAATGACTTGCCAAAACCATATTGCACAAGCATCCCTATGACCCAAGTCCATTGCTATATAGACTTTCTCCTTTGCGTCATAATCAACAGGAGTTCTTACCTTCCCCTGCTGCTCAATAGCTTGCATATGCTTGCCAAAGTAAGTACCTATGTTTGCAGCCTCAAAAGAGCATTCATATTCCTGTTCAAATAAATCATCACCTAAATCTATTTGTGCCTCATCAAGTACATACTGAGGCAATAACTTTGTTTGACTTGCTTTAAGACAGAGGTAAAACCAATCATCTTTGTCATTCTCAGATGCTTGTTTATGTTTATCGTAGAAATCGTTCTTGCCCTTAGGAGTGCCCATATAGACAATCCATCCTTCTCTATCTGACAAAGCAGGCAAAATAACTTGAGCAACTAATGTTGCCTTCATATCTCCAAACTCGTCTAAGATAACTCCGTCAAAGTACATACCGCGCATACTGTCGGGGTTATCCGCGCCATATAAGCGAATACGTGCTTCATTGGGTAGCTTCACATATAATTCTGATTCACTTATCTTGCAGCCAGGTATTTCGCGTACTGCTTCCTTCAGATATTCCCAAGCGACTAACTTTGCTTGTTTTAACTCAGGACATATGTATGCGTAGTTAGGACGTTTGAATGTTGGGTGTTTGAAGCGCAGTGCTTTACTTACAAGATCATTTACCGCTGCAACTGTTTTTCCGCAACGACGATGAGCGACTAAGACTGCCTTCCTATGTCTACGTGAGTGGAAGGACTTAAACCAACTACGAGGCTCATATTTGAGTTTGATCGTATTGACTGGCGTTGCCATTTACTTAACAACGCCGTCAATAATGTGTCCACCACCTACAGGTGTATCAAGTGGTGAATCTGGCACGCCAGTAATGATCGTCAACGGACCAGTTGCACTTATCATTGGGTTTTGCTGTGGCAGCAAGCGAGCGTAAATCTTCATAAACTCGCCATAGTTTTGATCTGCCCACAACGCCATACGTGGTTGTCCACCAGTTAAAGCAAAGCAGAAATCAAATGCATTCTTTACACGATCAGCATCAGCCATCCTGTAGTTAAATGATTTAGGTATTGCGGGTAATGAGTTACCAAGTAGGTCAACAAGTGCATTGGCACGAGTTTCCATATCATCACTGCGTAGTTCTTCCAGTGTCTTTTCTGGTACGACAGGAACGTTAGTTATTGGAGCGACAACTTTGTTGTCCTTTGATTTTGTTTGTTTTGACATATGTTTCCTTACGTCAGCAATGGCCTAAAAGGTTTGCTGTGGCGTTAAATACTTACGAGGTATTTAGTTAGGAACACAAAATGACAGCGAGAGAACGAAACAAGAAGCTAAAGGCGATGGGCCTATCACCAGAGATATTCAACAAAGATGAATATGAGCGAGCTTTAGATGGATATTTAGAAATGCAGAAGCGAATTGATGCACTTGAAAATAGTCCTGAGTGGAAGGACAAGGACTTCCCTTGGAAAGCAGAGCGTGAGCAGTACAAGGCAGAACACAAAGTACCTGAAGTACCTGGAGTTGAGATAATGATGCATCCCGCACAGCCTTGGCGTGATCAAATAGATGACTGGATCAAGTTGTACCGCAACGGCTTCTATCAGTTCAAAACGATCCTACGCAAGAGCAAGCATTACAAGAAGGCATTGCCCATCAGTCGCTTTCGTGATGAAGCGGCAGCGCAAGGCATCAACGTAGATGAGCTATACGATAGGCAAAAGCCAAAAGATTGATCTAAAACAGTTGACAGCCATATAGTTGCTGGTTTGTAATGCAAGCTTCTTTAACTTAAGGGAGTGAGCAATGGACTTTTTCAGAGGACTACGCAAAAACAAATCAGTTGTATTTCTTAAGGAGCCAGTGCTTGCTGGTGCAACTAAGAAGAACAAAACCATTGCTGACGAGCGCAAGTTTGTCGCTGGCAAGTTACAAGACGGACTTGCTGTATTCCAAGGAACTTTCAAAGGCGAGAAAAAACCCGCCACAACGCTAAAGGATATGAAGGATGGAACCTACATCTTCTGCGTTAAACACGGCGTACAAATCCTCCCAATCCTTGACGGAGAGAAGTATGTTCGTGTGCCAAAAGAGTTAGTTGTGGACTGCTACAACAGCGCAATCAAAGCAGTGCTTGATGGTGATTTTGACAGCACTATCAGCGAAGCAGTTGAGGCAAACAAGATCGCTCGTGCAGCCGCAGTAGCAAAGACAAAAGCGAACAAGAAGTAAGCAGTAAATGCTCATAAGAAAGCCCGTATTGCACGGGCTTTTTCATTGCTCAGTACTCGTTCGCAAGAAGTACACAAGTAGATGATCTGTCACTCTCAGTGATCACATAGAACTTATGTCCATCTATGTTGTAGGCAGATAAGATGCGATCCCCGTACTGTATTGCATCTACATTCGCTTGCTTATCGCTCTTGCCCAAATCACCCCAATCGCCTCTCGCGTGTCTCGCCAGTAGCGGGAGCAGGTTGATACCCGTTTCCAATGCACCTCTTGTGCTTACAGTTTGTCCCAATGCAAATAATCCCATAGCAGTAGCTCCTAAGTTAAGCGCATAAGCCTAACTTCAGATTTTGCAGATTCCAAGCACTAAAGATGTTCGCTGTAGTGTTGTTCAATCTGTTGAGTTGTTGATCTACAGTGAGCAGGGTGGATATAGGTTGATCTTCTCCAGTGACGATTTAAGTTGAAGTAGATTGCTTTTATATATTGGGATATAACGAGTTGAATTTCTGACGAAAAAATTTGTCTGGCTGGGCTAAACCAAACAGGCTCCCCTGTTTTTAAGAGCACCCCTGCCCCACCCACTGCATACTGTGAAAAATCACAGTTCTACCCCAGTTATGCACAGGTTCTCCACTATGTCAGATGGTCTGACTTAAGAATGCTGCATATTCAGCGTGAGTTACTGTGTAAGCAGCGTCCCAACTGTCCATAACTGTAGCAATATCTAAGCAGTTGCTACAGTAGGCACGCTTTCCTCAATGTAATCAATAGGTTACTGTCAGCGTGATATATCCAGTGTATTTCACTCCAAACAGTGAGTATTTCGCTGTGTATAACGTTGAGTATGGATGTGCATAAAGTGGCTCGATTTGGGTGTTTTCAGGCTGATTTTGGGTGATATTGGCTCGATATTGGTGAGTTAGACGAGGGAATACTTAAAATAGACGCGGGACATTCAGAGTGTGTAGTCTTGTATGTATTTCGTCTGTAGATTGCTCATTTAATCGCGTTATTTTCATCCTGTAATGTTTCACTGTTATTCAATAATCAGTTATTGATACTCATCATATATTCACTGTCCAGACTGCTGTTAACGCAAAGCGACAGGAACTAAACAGTTATCCATATAAATCGCAAATAAGCTCCTTGCGCTGGATAATGCATTGCCACGTGTGTTTGCTTGTACTGCATCTGTCTATGCTGTTGTAGAGCTTTGTAGTGTGTTTGTGAGTACTTGAGATAAGTGCTTTTATTGTGTTGTCTACTTGCTGCTATGTAGTGCGCGAGTCTGTTGCTCTACTTGTGCGCAATCTACTCAATGTCAGACCCTTTTACCTGGGCTCTACAAGTTCTTCTTGATGATCTGCATTTCAGACTTGTGTAATGACTTTATGCACCGTTTTGGTGCACACTTAAAGGGCAAACAAAGTGAGCCCGAAATAGGAGTTACTTATGTCTACGTTTTCCGCTACTTTCACAGAGATCCTTAACGCTACTGTTAGCAAGCTAATGGAGGAACAATTTGCAGTGCTAACAGCGCGGATAGAGGTGCTGGAAGAGACTATTGGAGAGTTGGGTTTAGAGAATGAGAGCTTGCAACGGGACTTGGATATGCTTGATGTAAGCAGTGCAGTTGAGCGTTGTATTGTGGACTACGACTTCACAGATATTGTTGCTAACAGTTTGCGGACGGATGTGCTGTTTGAGAGTGGTGATTTTGAGTGTGCAGTTAAAGAAGTAATTGTTAATTCACTGCGTTAAGGAGTTACTCAAATGTCCAAATTAGATAAAGCAGTTATTGATAAGTTACAACGTGCTATGTATCGCACTTGGAGTGATATTGGCTATGACGTTGTTGCAAATATGCAGGAATGCGGAGAGCGTTTAACAAATTCAATGGCAGTTGAAATGTGTATCGATGCAGACAGACTCAAATATAACGGTGGGGATATTGAGGCAGATGTTTTGGTTATGCAGTTGTGTACGGAACATGGGTATACCAAAGTGCTGCGCTTTTTGTCTAAAAACTTTAAGTTAGTTTAAGGAGTAACTAAAATGTATGATTTAGATATGTGCTTTGCTACTGCGTTTGATTCTCATATTGATGAGACCACTCCTGCTGTAGTTATGTTTGGAATAACATTTACTGCGTCTCAAATACTCAAGGAGTGCGACCCAGTTGCCTACCACATTATGTATCGCGATTATGTAAACTACTTCTGTTTAGATGAAGCTGAATAGTTAAATGTACAACACATAACAAAGCGCTCTTAATGGGCGCTTTTTTATTTGCTGTTTAGATAAGTGCAGTTATGCATTTGTCTCAGTGCGAGTTTGGGATATGCAGTGCTACGCACTGTGGCTCTTGCTGGAGTCAGCTTTGTTGGGGTCTGTCTTGCGTTTGTTTGGGTGCCAGCATAGTGTGTATGTATTTTGGAAATCGTGCGCAGGAAGAGCCCCTATAGCTTGTTTCTGACGCATTCTGTAGGTGGGTTTGGTTCACTGGTTCACGCTTTGTCACTGCTTTGCTGGTTCTGCTACATATAGTGGGCGAGGTTTGGGGTGCGGGAAGTTATGCACAGCCAGGTTAAAAGTGGGCGGTTCATTGGACGATCTGTGCACAACATTCCTGCATTTAGTTGAGATAAGTCAAAACCAAAATGCAGCCTTGCATAGAGGCAGCGAAAAAAAATTTGCTGATTCTATTTTTTGGGGCAATTTTCAAAACTGCACAGTCGTTGATCTGCTGGTTTTCTGTGCCTATAATGTTTTCCAATATAAACGGGAGGCACTTATGGCTTGGCATCAACCAGAGTTCGTTGATGGTTATGACGATTGCACATTATTCGTAGGCATTAGTGATGAGTTGAGCCTTTCCCGTAAACAATGTGAGTTGTTAATGGCAGAGCTTGAAGAAGATTACACGAAGAACGAAGCCAATAGACGCAAAAAGGCTTACAAGAAATTCTATCGTTGGTTTGATCACTTATCTTATATCTCATCTACTTACACTGGCTTTGAGTTGAACTTTTCTGTTCTAAGTGAAGATTTAGTTCCCAAGAGTAAGCGCAAGACTCAAGCAAGCATTGATGAGTATCTTGAATCACTGCGTGAGGAAATAAACGATAGCATTTACTGTTCTACCTTAGTCTCCAATCTCTGCACTATATCTGGCGAGAGTATGTGGGAGTGGATAAAGGAAGCTTCTGTAGACGACTATCCAGACATTATTGACACTTACATTTCATTGTGCACTGATTGCGGCTATGAGGCTTGCACATCTGACATAATCTCTTTGTTTGATGATAAGTTGAGTGTTGATGATATTGAGATGCTACTTAACTTCAAAATTTTAAGTGGCGCAGTTGTTGTGGATCACGTTAAAGATAAACAAACTTGGGAGTTTCCAAATGGGTCAAGCTAAAGCACGTAAAGCGGAGATTGAAGTGTTAAAGAAGGGTGAAGCTACTTTGCCAACACCAGATGTAGTGCATCACTACTTCAAAGGTGTTTCGCTCTACAGTATGTTTACTGATGGGTTCATTGCTACAGAGAGCAAACGCAGTATCAACAGGATGGTGCGAAAGAATACGGACTGTGTATGGTTCACTTCTAAAGACACATATCCTAAGACAGCACTACCGAGGATTTCAGGTATTCCTTACACTGATTTAGATAGCCAGCAGAGAGTTCCTATCTCAGTTGATCACGACGATTTAGCTGTTTACGTTGGTGGTGTGTTCCGCTTCTCACTTAAGCTTGATGAACACAAGGAAGTGAAGCTGTGGAAGGATAGCGCGGAGCGTGTTATCGCATTGCGAATTGCAGATTGGGCACGGATGGAGAGGATCGCTAACAAGGTAGGCGATAACATAAACTGCTACTGGTACTCAAGTACGGACATTCCACTTGAGAACGTCACATTGCAACAATACAAGGGTGGGTGGGTTGATGTGTTGCCCAATCTCTGTGTCTCATCAGTAACAGCGGAGCAGCAAGCCATTATTGATTCGTTGATGGCTGAGAGTGCAGAAGTGTGTAAGAAGAACGGCTTGAAGCTACATCACGTTTGATATGTCAAAAACTAAATTCGCTGTATTTGAAGTACCAAAGGATGGTAAATAGCTAACTATTGCCGCACTAAGGAAAGCGTCAGTGAGTGATTGGGTTTATGAAGTACATGCAAGGTTCACTATGAAGAACAATAAGGATAACCCAACTACGCATGAGATTTATGAGTTAGCTCACTTGCGTACTCACGTTCAAAACTATGTTCGCTTAAGTTCGTTTCAGTTGTTCGCGTTTAGTCCAAATGCTGCGGGTGCTTGGATTGCATTGAAACTAACAGATAGGAACTTGCATTTCTTTGAGTTCGATTCTGTTGATTTGCCTAAACTTAAAGAAGCGATGTATCGCCATTCTGAGTGTAAAGGTGTTAGTGATGCCTTTGAATATCTTAAAAGACGAACTAACAACTATATTGATGAGATTGCTACAAATAACAGTTGGGCTAACTGGACTGGTGTGTTCAATCAAACGCAAATTGACTATTTCAATACAATAGCTGCATCAGTTACACCTATACAAGATGAATTCAATTTGCACACTAAGCACGTTTATGATGAAGTTGCTTCATTTATTGACAATGGATGGACAGTATGAACTTTGATTACGCAAACATTGTCACGTCGTCAATGGACATACACGGCTTTAGGGAGTTGATGACGGACAGAGCAGATAGAACTGATATAACAGATACATTTTGTGTTGAGGATTGGTGGACTACTTACACCTTTGTTGTATGGCCTTTTATGTCTCTGTCAGGTAGGCAAGCACAAATCTTAAAGGACGAGTTAGATGTAATTTATGAGACTTACAGAGAGTCACGATCCAACGAAGCAAAGCTCTTTAGACAATGGTATGACGAGAACAGTTTACCTCCAGGTGTATTGTGGTATCACGAAAAAGTATTTGTTGGATTGAATGAAAAGGGAGATAGTCTGCAACTTGCTTGGCCAGGTAAGATAAGGGATGTATTTGATCCAACTACATTGCAGTACGATAAGCACTTACGGCAATGGGTTACTGTAGATAACTTGCACCTGATTGCCACTCAAATGCGAAACATAGTGCACGGCACAGCAATTTATAGATCATTGGACACAATCATTCGTATGAAGCAATTGCTGCCTATCTACGATGGCACAGTATCAGCAATACAGGACTACCACAACTGCCACAAAGTAAGTGAGATGAATTTGTCTGAATCTCACTTTAGAAAGACATTTGCAGATGAGCCTGATTTGTGTAATCAGTTCATCACTTTGTGGTTACTGCTTAGAGAAGTTCAAATCGAAGCTTAACAGCAGTCACAAAAAAGCCCACT